TGAGATGGCGCTTCAGTACACGACAGGAACGATCAACCAGCCGGATGCGGGCTCCGTCGGTCTTTCGATGGTCGAGAAGATCCGTGACGACGTCGTTGCTCACGCGGCGTGGGAGCTGGTCGAGGAATTCACCGCGGGTAGCGGTACGGTTCGCTGGTACGTGCTGCGTTGTCTCTCCGCGGTGTCGGGGCTTCCCAGCAATTTCTACGTGGTCATCGGTCGCACTCTGTCGAACGGTGAGCTGCGTTTCGCGGTGTGCGAGGACTACAACGCCGTCGCGCACGTCATGACGTATTTCGGGCGGTCCAACGCGAACACCGTCACGCCGTACGACGCACAAGGTCGTGATCCGACCACCTTCACCCTGTCGACCGCCAATTTCTCAGGGTCCGGGTCTCAGCCGTTCTATCTCTGGTGGATTCCCGCTGGGACGTCGACGAAGTGGTGGCTCATCGTCGATGACGACGGGTTCACGGTGGCCTTCAACGGCCCGAGCAACGCTTTCGTTCACGTCGGAGCGTATATTCCGCTCACACCGGACCCGATCGACATGCCGCTCCAGATCATCGGCTACAACCAGTCATCAGGGGCGATCACGCGCAATCCGGCAGTGGCGGGAATCGTCAGCGCGATCGGCACGTCACCGCTTCAGATCGAGGGCGGTGGCTCAAGTCCGGCTTCCTACGGTCCGATCCTCGGATTCATGGGAGACCTTCGCTACAACGACAAGCTGCAGAACAATCAGCGCCCGATGGCGGAGCAGGGAATCACCATGATGTCAAGCTCCGACTCTCGTCTGCAGAACGGCTGGGCGCTGGGCAAGCAGAAGCGCATGCGAATCGGGCAGAGCCCGCCCGCTGGTGTCGCCTTCGGTGACGCCTACGCCATGAACGGCACGCTGTGGGTGCCATATCTGCCCACCGATCCGCGCGTCTGGGATACCGGAGTGGCGAGCACGTAATGGCGAAGATCGCCGACATCATCACTCCCTACGAGGGGGTGATGGTACTTGCCGATCCGATGCCATACGGAGACATCATCACTCCGTATGAAGCGGGGACTCCGGATCTTCTCGGAGCTCTGATTGCCAATCGATTCCCAACTCCGGCGTCGGCGGTTGGCTTCCTCATCGATCCCTTGGGGAGCATCGGCGAGGCAATTGTGATCGACGGAATCGATGGCAACCTGAAGGCCGGGATATTGGCTCCGCAGAGCTACTACCTGGAGCCCAAACTCGGCCAAATCTGGCCACGAATCGGATGAGAGAGGAGGTGATGTATGGCAAAGATCGGAGACCGGCTGAGGCACGCGTGGAATGCGTTCGTCGACAGTGACAGTGCGAGGAATCGTCCCATCGAGGTCTCGGCCGGTTCTTTCTTCGGCGGTGGACGCCCCGATCGGTTGCGGCCCCGCTTTACGAATGAGCGGTCGATCATCTCCTCGATCTACACCAGAATCGGAATCGACGTGGCTGCGGTCCCGATGCGGCACGTTCGCGTCGACGAAGATGGGCGATATCTCGAAGACATCACCAGTGGCCTTGACAGCTGTCTGACCCTCGAGGCCAATCTCGATCAAGCAGCGCGAGCGTTCCGGCAGGACATCGCAATGACCATCCTCGACGAAGGTGTGGCGGCGATTGTCCCTGTGGACACCACGCTGTCGCCGGAGACGTCGGGTGGATACGACATCCGAACCATGCGTGTTGGTCGAATCACTTCGTGGTTCCCTCAACACGTCCGAGTCTCGCTCTACGACGAAGCCGATGGTCAGCGGAAGGAGCTCACGCTCCCGAAGAAGACGGTGGCGATCGTAGAGAATCCGCTGTATTCGGTGATGAACGAGCCGAATTCGACACTCCAGCGTCTTATTCGCAAGCTCAATCTGTTGGATGAGGTGGACGAGAAGTCCTCGTCGGGCAAGCTCGACATGATCATCCAGCTTCCGTACGTGATCAAGTCGGAGGCACGCCGTCAGCAAGCCGAACAACGGCGGAAGGACATCGAGTTCCAGCTGACGGGAAGCCAGTACGGAATCGCCTATACGGACGGGACCGAGAAGATCGTCCAGCTGAATCGCGCGGTGGAGAACAACCTCCTGCCGCAGATCCAGGAGCTCAAGTCTCAGCTTTACGGGGAGCTGGGTCTTACTCCTGAGATCATGAACGGGACAGCGGACGAGAAGGTCATGAAGAACTACTACGCGCGCACGATCGAGCCGCTGCTTGACTCCATCGTGGAATCCATGATTCGGGTTTTCCTGACCAAGACCGCGCGCACGCAGGGTCAGTCGATCATGTACTTCCGTGATCCGTTCAAGTTCATCCCGTTGGGTGGTGAAGGCGGAATCGCCGACATCGCCGACAAGTTTGCTCGTAACGAGATCACCTCGTCCAACGAGATTCGACAGGGCATCGGAATGAAGCCTCGTCCGGAAGCCAAGGCTGACGCGCTGATCAACTCCAACATGCCGCAAGGTGATACAGGAGTGGTCGTCGATTCCACAGCTGAGGACATCACGGACGAACCCGACCCGGAGGTGGCTCAGCTCACCCAGGGTCTCGCCGACTCCGAAGCTGAGATCGACGCAGCATTGGCAGGTGGGTAATGCGACAGCCCACCGAGTTCGAACTGCAGCACATCGGGTCGCTGGTGTCGAACTACGATCCGGTCAAAGCCCATGAGTACTACCTGCGAACCCGCAAGCTGAAGGGACGAAAGCGGGGATCGGGTGAACAGCCCGTGGGCTTTGTCGCCGTCAACGCTCGCCGACACCAAGGCGCCAAGGCGCGTCAACGTCAAGAACTTCAAGCTCAGATCAAGTCTCTCTCGGACAAACTACAGAAGCTCGAAGCCAAGATCCGAGAGATGGAACACGAAGAGGCCCGTGAGGATCGTAAGTCGAAGGCCAAAAAGGAGCGCGCGGCCAAAGAACGCGACAAGCCAAAGACCGCGGCCGAGAAAGCTGAGGCAGCCCGTGACGCTAAAAAGTGGCGGGCCAAGAATCAGCAGAAGCTGAAGTCAAAGGCCACCAGTTCTTCTGGCGGCGATAAGTCCTCCGGTAAGAAGAAGTCGGGATCGAAGAAGCGTTCGGTCTCCGACCTCAAGGCATTGGCCACAAGAGTGAGAGGACAGATCGCAGTCGCCAAGCAGAAGCTCGCTGCGCTCTAAGAGCGCCGAAGATCCAAAAGACGAAAGGAACAGTTCAAAATGGGAGCAAAGTCCCACGGACTGAACTTCGGTGACTCTTCGCCGGAGAACAGCCTGATGCACTCCGCCGACACGTCGGTGATCGAGCGGAAGCCGGACTTCAGCGGATACGCGTCGAAGTACGGCATCAAGTGCGCGGACGGGCGGACCATCCTTCACGGTGCCTTCGAGCATCAGGACAAGGAGCGTCTGCCGCTCGTCTGGCAGCACGGCCACAACTCGCCCGAGAACGTCCTCGGGCACGGCATCCTGGAGCATCGCGCGGATGGCCCGTACGTGTTCGGGTTCTTCAACGAGACGACCCAGGGCAAGAACGCGAAGACGCTGGTGGAGCACGGGGACATCTCGTTCCTGTCCATCTTCGCCAACCAGCTCATCGAGAAGGCCAAGCAGGTCTCTCACGGCATGATCCGCGAGGTCTCGCTCGTCCTGGCAGGGGCCAATCCCGGTGCCCTGATCGACAACATCGAGATCGCGCACGCCGACGGAGAGGTCGACACGATCGCCGACGAGGCGATCATCTACACCGGCCTCGAACTCGAGCACGCCGACGGCGCCGCCGTCGAAGAAGCGGAGACGGAGACCGAGACGACCGACGACGAGTCGACCGTTCAGACCGTCTACGACGGAATGACCCCGGAGCAGCAGGAGGTCGTCCACTACATGGTGGGCGCAGCTCTGGAGGCCAACGCAACCACCAACGGCAGCACCGACGACACCGAGACCGGCGCCTCCGAAGAGGAGGACATCACCCACGAGGACAAGGACGAGACCGAGATGAGCGGACGCAACGTGTTCGAGAACGCCGATCCGGGCAAGAGCACGCCCCGGACCGTGCTCTCCCACGACGCGATCAAGGGCATCGCGGACGACGCGCGCAAGCTGGGCTCCTTCAAGGAGGCCGTCGAGCAGTACGCGTTC